TTTATTATTATTAATATTCTATTTTTTTTTATTCTATTTTTTATTTTTTTTTTATTCTATTTTTTTATTTTTTTATTTTCTAATTAATAAGTATATGTCATTGATTGGATTTTTAGATATAAATGAATTATTAAAACGTGCCTTAAAATATTTTTTTGAAGGCATTATTGTTGCCTTAGCTGCATATGTAATTCCTACAAAAAATATACGATTTGATGAAGCCGCACTGATCGCATTAGTCGCTGCGGCTACCTTTTCTATTTTAGACACTTATCTACCATCTTTGGCTGTAAGTGCTCGCAGCGGCGCAGGCTTTGGTATCGGAGCAAATCTTGTAAGTTTCCCACATGGTCTTTAAACACTTTTATTAAATACTTTTATTAAATACTTTTATTAAATACTTTTATTAAATTAATTTAATTCTTTTATTAAATTAATATATAGTTTTATAGTATAAACAATGAGTAATGGATTAGATTCAATCGAAACAATGTTTAAACAACAACTACTTCAATTGGATGCGTTTTATGCGAACAATCATAGAAACATTCTAGCCATGAGAACCTCGAATCGCAATAAAAATATATTTATAAGTCGTTTAAATACTATGTATAATAGACAGAAAACAATTATTATTACTACTAAAAATAACAAACTTAGAGAATATTTAGAGCAACAGCAACAGCAACAGCAACAGCAACTACAAGAGCAAGAGCAGCAAGCAATTTTAAACAACACAGAGTTAAAATCCTTACTTATTGGAATTAATTATACAAGAACACCAACTCAACTTTATGGATGTATAAATGATGCCCACAATTTACAAAGTTATTTAACAACCAAGTATAATTTTAATACAAATAATGTGTGCGTGTTAACTGACAATACAATCGTCAAACCAACCAGGCAAAGCATTTTAAAAAAATACAAAGATTTATTAATGAATGCAAAATCCGGTGAGATACTATTTTTTACCTATAGCGGTCATGGTTCCTATAGGACAGATGTTAATAAGGATGAAAAAGATGGCAAAGATGAATTATTAATCACGATTGATCAGCAAGCAATTAATGATGATGAATTGAAATTTATTCTTAATGAACATTTACCAGAAGGTGTTACGTTATTCATTCTTTTTGATTGTTGTCACAGCGGCACTCTTATGGACTTAAAATATAATTATTTATCTGGGAATGATCCACTAAATGATCAAGTAGAAATAAACGAATCTACAAGCGAAACTAAAAGTAATGTGTTTTTAATCAGTGGCTGCTTTGATTCACAAACAAGTGCGGATACCTTTATTGATAACAAATATCAAGGTGCGTTGACATGGAGTTTTTTAAAAGTAATGACCGAGCATACAAATTTAACATGGAAATCCCTCTTAATAAATATGAGAGACTTATTGAAACCAAACTATAGTCAAATCCCGCAATTGTCTTCTGGTAAAATGATTGATATTAATTTACCATTGCCTTTTTAAAGTAGTTTTAGATTGTCATAGATAGTAATAAATGTATTGTATATTACATTTATTATTTACATTTATTATTTACATTTATTACAAAAAATAGATTATTATCCGCCACGTAAGCGTAATACAAGATGGAGTGTACTCTCTTTTTGAATATTATAATCGCTTAATGTTCGCCCATCTTCTAATTGTTTGCCCGCAAAAATTAATCGTTGCTGGTCGGGCGGAATTCCTTCTTTATCTTGAATTTTTGCTTTAATAGTATCAATTGTATCGGCTGATTCAACATCAAGGGTGATTGTTTTTCCGGTAAGCGTTTTAACAAAAATTTGCATTCTTATACTATTGTAAGATTAAAATTTTATATTCTTTACTATATTCTTTACTTTTGTATTTAAAGCGATTCTTCACAAAAGTCGTCTTCCAATGTATCGTCTGAATTTATTCTCTCTGCGGTAGACGCGACGCTGGTGCTTGAAACCGGTCCTCTCGGCCCCATGGGTCCCATGGGTCCTGCAGGTCCCACCGCTCCTGCCAGTCCGGCAGGTCCTGCGACACCTCTTGTTCCCATAGGACCCGCCGGTCCCATTGGTCCTATAGATCCATTTGCTCCCCGAGCACCAGTAGCACCTCGAAGACCAGTAACACCTTGAATACCAGTAACACCTTGAAGACCCCGAAGACCAGTAACACCTTGAGCACCTGGAACACCCGTGGCACCTGGAATACCCGTGGCACCACGTTCTCCAACACCAGTCGCACCAGTTGAACCAGTCGCACCCGTCGAACCTGTCGAACCCGTCGAACCAGTCGCACCAGTCGCACCAGTCGCACCCGTCGAACCCGTCGAACCCGTTGCACCCGTTGCACCTTTATTTCCTTGAAGTATTTTTTGATATATCCTACTAACTTGCTCTTCGGATAATGCTCCATTATAAAAAGTTAAATCTTTCATAAAAATATTTTGATTACTGATATTTCTGCCAGCATCGCCTCTGCCATAGCCATAAAGATCTACTCCGTTAACTAAATTATTCGCAGTTAAATTATAAAATAGAGGAGATGTTTTTGAAGTTTCATCATTTAGATATAAAATTGCAATGCTTTGTCCACTGGTACCCGTAGGTTTTATTACAAATGTAATATGATATGTTCTATTATAAAACAATTTTAAACTTACTTCACCGCCGCTCATTTTATCGAACGGACCAAAGCTAGTCTCGACCTGGGCGTCTATCGTTTCTTTTCCTTGATTTCTAAAATGCAAGTAATTAGAAGGGTGGTTTGTTGATGGATGGACAAACAAAGCAGGGCAGCGATAAGCAGATGAATTTGAACCCGTAGCAGATAATCTAAAAAGATTAAGGTAGGGGTTTTCAGAGGTTCCACAAGGACCCGTTGAATGATATAAAAAACTAACACTAATTGTATTACTTATACTTGATAATCCGGACGTGAGATCATTTATAAGCATTAATTTTCTACTACCAGTTGAATCATAACAATTTATAAATGTATTCGGGGGTCCAGCTAGATTATGTACATAAATAGGCGCAGGAGTTGTTATTCCATCGGTAAAAGGGTTGTTAGCTGTTGTAAAAAACGTTTCTTTTTTAGAAGTTAAATACTTTATAAAAAGTATACCTAAAATAAATACTAATAGGAACAACAATATATAAAGTATAGTTTGTTTATTGTATATTTTTTTCATATACTATTTTATAATATTTTATAATATTATTATTTATTTAATTTAAAATAAATCTAAAAATAAAATCTAAAAATAAATCTAAAAATAAATCTAAAAATATATAGAATTAAAAAATAAAGAATTAAAATAAAGAATTAAAAATATATAGAATTAAAAAGTTATTAAGGCTATAAACACTCTAACCAATCAACAAATAAAATGACTACCACAACTCATTGGAAACCTATAATTACTCATCCAAACTATTGTATAAATTGTCTCGGTCAAATCAAAAACAATAAAACAAACAAACCAGTAATTCCTAAATTAAATTCCAAAGGGTATTCTGTTGTTAAATTAAAAATATCTCAACAGCAGCAACAACAACCAAACTTATATAAATACTACAAAGTAGATCAATTTGTTGCCAAAGCATTTATAGTGAATCCACAAAAATTTCTTTATATTAAGCATAAAAATGGAGTGTTAAATGACAATCGAGTTTCAAACATTGAATGGACACATAGTAAACCAATGACAACTATGACAACTATGACAAATACGTTTATTTACCCTAAAATCAAACATTATGTCAAGTACATGATTCGTGGGAATGAAACTAAAAAAAAGTTATATTATAAAACCGAACAAAAAGCCTTAGAAATGATCAAAACAATACAATTAACAAACCCAGAATATAAAAGCAAGGTTCAAAAAAAAAGATACTATTTAACGGAAATAACCTATAATGAAAAAAAGTTTTATAAAAAACATCATGACTATCTGTTAGTTCATAGGCTTCACCGACAAATGTATTTAGTAATTAAATATTGTAATTTATTTTTAAAATTATTAAAAAAAAATAAATAACGATGAATAGTATATATGTCTGGAGGATTATTTCCTGGAAAACCATTTGCGTTTAATATCAAATGTATTATTTTCGCAATGATCATTATGATCTTATTTTTATATTCGCCAAACATTAAAAATCCTTATGTGTTATATGCTACTTTATTTATAATTTTTGTAGTTTCTTATGTCGCAATGGCATGGTATGATTATTTTTTTGATTGTAGAACATTACCTTTAAGAAAGAGTGAAAATAGTTGGCAAAAAAACATAAAACCTAAGGCTCACATGCCAGAAAAGCAAGAAGACTGGATCTGCGAGAAAGATACTAGTTTAAAATACATTTTAATCTATGTTTTACATCTTTTAATTATTGTACCTTTAATTGCTTATGTTGCGATTTATAAGAAAAACTCACATCCTTATATCTATCCTTTGCTTGGAGTACTTGCGGTTTTCACATTAGGATATCACGGAGTTTACTTATTAATTAGTAGTAAAAAACATTTCACAACCATTGCCTCCACTAAACCAAAATAACGTACAGGGTTTATCGATTGTGAATACTTAGTTTACTATAAGTAAAAAATAAAAATGCCGCGGTAGCACCCAATAATTGAGCAATGATATATATAAAAAACGTAGAAACATTTATTTTTTTAGATAATAACATCATATAACTTACTGCTGGATTAAAGTTGCCCCCAGAGACTTTACGACCAAAATAAATAACCGACGCTAAAGTAATACCTATGGCTAAAGGATCTCCTGACATTAATATTACTGATAAGAAAATAAAAGTTCCTATGAACTCTGTGAAAAATTTTAATAACATATTTTATAATATATATAATATATATAAAATAAATATATATAAAATAAATATATAAAACTTTAAAATCTGTTAACATGCCCCGTTCTATATTTTTTTCGTCGCGCCACAATTAGTTCTTTCTTTGTGAGTTCCTCATGCGTTTTTGGAGTTTTTTTTGTAATTCGTAAACTAGGCCGATAGATATCATGTTTATATTTGTAACCGACTTCGCCTCGTTGATTAACCCATTTTTCTTTAAACCATCGGGACAAGCCTTTTTTATACGTTTTTTTACCATAATACGGAGAGTTCCGTGAACCATACTTCAATGAAAATTGTTTTTTATATTCTTTTACCAACATTCCACTGCGATAAGCACTATGCTTAGGATACAATGAGTATATTTTCTTTTTTGTTTGATTGTATAATTGTTTATCAACAGGTTCCATATATATATATATATATATATATATATAGTGCTATAGAATTCTATAGAACTATAATTTTTTTTAGTCTTCTTAGTCTTCTTAGTCTTCTTAGTCTTCTTAGTCTGTTTAGTTTTTCTTCAGAGAATGAACTAAGTAGTCTTTTTCTCCTATCTAAGATCTTAGAGAGTAACTCTAAGTTTCTTCCTAGATGATCATAACGACTACGACTAAGTATGACTAAGTATGAGACTAGAGTTTATGGGAGGCCAATGCCCCCTGTTCCTCATCCTCCACGCTTTTTAGTGCTTCGGTTCTTACTTTTATATTTTTTAGTGCAACCATCTTTATCATAGCCCAACCTATCTTTTTTTTGATCGATATTATATTTTTTAATAAGAAAATTAATATCACTTGTGATAGCTTCACATTGCTCTTTTGTTAATTTATTTTTTTTTGAAGCGGACTGAAGAGATACTAACATCATATAAGATCCTAACGCGTACATATATACAACCGATTGAGTTGGTAGTTTTTTCTGTTCTTTTGAAACAAAATTATTTTTTTCTACAATTTTAAGAGTATCTTTATAACGTTTAACCGAGCGATTGATAAAGCCAACAAGCGCAGCAATTCGTTTTTTTTGAGGATCATTTATAGTATAGTTAATTTTACTAAACATGGCATTTCGAATATCGGCAGTATTCAGAATGTTACTCATCTATATACTTATATATATAAGTATATAAAATAAAAAATTTTATAAAACACATTAAAAACAATTTAAAGCCAGCATTCCGTGTCTTACGATTCTTTTGCTTTTACGTGTTTTTACGTGTTTTTATGTTTAAATTTTTTATCGCACAATTTTTTATCAAATTTACGCGTTTGTCGTTTACTTAACTTATATTTTTTTATAAGATATTCAATATCCGTTTTCAAAGTATTACATTGTTCTTTATTTATGTTAAATCGTCTCGGCATTCTATGTAAAATATCTAACATGACATATGCGTTTAGAGCATACCAATTGTTCATGGTTTCCATGGCGGGCGTTGTTCCATGGACCTCATATCTTCGTTTTCTTTCTTTCTTTGTTGAGTTCTTAATAAATGTAGTAAGTGCTTTTATTCGTTGTTTTTCTGGGCCATTCACATTATACTTAATTCGTTTCATCCATTTAGCAAAGATATTATCTTTCTCGTGAACGTTTTTATCTGTCATTATATATATATATAAATGGAAAAATGAATATGATTTTGAAAGATTCAAAAACAATATTACTACATTACTACATTACTACATTACATGGACGTAAAAAATCAACTTGTCACCGAAAATCAAAAGGGTTGCGTTAATTCTTAAACTTTAGTTTAGGAATAATAAATACTATTTATTTTATTGTATATATATATATAATATGTCGCATAGTTTGTCAAAACAAGAAAAAGGGCACCTGCAACAAACAATTAAAGATTATATATCTGATCCAGCGTTTTTAGTTACATTGGAAAATGAAATGAGAAAAATTAACACTAACTTGAAAGATGTAAATACTATTATACAGAAAGATGAAGATAAGTTAACTCCTCGAGAAATAAATATACTGCAAAAATTAGATCGTCATATTGATCAAGTAGAAAATGAACAAGAAGCTTTAGCAAACCCACTACCATCATACGAAGAAAGATTAAAATTTGAAGAAGAAAAGCAAAAATTTCATGAAAAAGAACAAAAAGACAAACAAGATAGACTTGCCAGAAATGCCAGAATACTTGATAATATGCAAAAAAAGTCATCTGCTAAGGCGGAATTTCCTAGGATGCCGTTGTCAAAACAAGAAAAAGGGCACCTGCAACAAACAATTAAAGATTATATATCTGATCCAGTGTTTTTAGTTACATTGGAAAATAAAATGAGTAAAATTGGCACTAACTTGAAAGATGTAAATACTATTATACAGAAAGATGAAGATAAGTTAACTCCTCGAGAAATAAATATACTGGAATTATTAATTGGTCATATTTCACAAGAAATGCAAACAAGTGAAGAAAAACCATTTTTTTATGAAGATGTAAAGACAGCCCTAGACCCACTATATGAACTTTCCAGAATAAGTGATTCAACGCAAAAAGAGTCATCTGCTCCTATAATGCCGTTGTCAAAAAAAAAATTTTACAAAATCGGAGGCAAAAGAAAGTCAGCTCGTCGCGGAAAATCGACTCGTCGCAGAAAATCGACTCGTCGCGGAAAATCGACTCGTCGCGGAAAGTCGGCTCGTCGCGGAAAATCGACTCGTCGCAGATAATTTAATGGGTTGGGTTTATTCTTAAACTATCGTTTAGGAATAAATAATATTTATTTTATATATAAATGAGTAATGTTATATATGCACCAATTACAGAGTTACCTGGTTTTGAACCCCAAGCAAAAGTTTATTATTCATTTACAAAAGTTACTTCACCAAATACAAAAATGACAAGGTTTGAGGAAAAAAAAGATACGCTGAGAGAGTTTGCTGATGAGTTTGCTGATAAAGATGATCAAGGCAACCCAAAACTTTATCATTTAATTATAAGAGAAGGAAAACGAGAGTATATTGAAACAAAAAATGTTACCTTAACACGACCACGTTCATCACTAGTTAGTACACCTCAATTTCCGGTTAGTACATCGCAATTATCAAGCAGGACCACAGAATTGAGACCTTCCCTAGCTAACTGGGGTCCTCACCATCCTGATTATGTACGTAGAGATTATGATGATGATGTCAGTAATAAGCCGGGCCGTCATGACCCTAAGCCAAAGTCAAAACAAACGCGACAAACCCCTGGAGGGCCGGGAAGGATTAATGAATATATTGATAACTTCGAACGTACTGATGAGAGGCCAGGTAATCGGTTCGGTGGGGGCAAAAAAAAGTCAACTCGTCGCAGAAAGTCAACTCGTCGCGGAAAGTCGGCTCGTCGCGGAAAGTCGGCTCGTCGCAGAAAGTCAACTCGTTGCCGTTAATTTGACAATCAATTTCTTTTAGGAAACTTTATTTCTATAACTTTTTTATATATTTATATATTTATCTTTATATATATATATAAATGACTTGCGGATCGACAAATGGCACGAGTGGCGGCGGTAATCACACCCAAAGATTACAACCAAATAGTTATGATAAATGGAGATTCTCCATTATCGGCGGATTTATTGTGTTATTAATCTTTAATAGTTATACGTTTAAACTAACAAATGATATTTTTGGAAGTATATTGAATAAAAGAAATTGCCCTACATTCTTAGGGTACGTATTACATACGATTGTTTATATTTTACTTGTGAGACTATCTATGGGTCCTTAACCCATTATTGTTTATAAAATCTATGTTAATAACTTACTTGATCAGTTTAAATAATAAATAAGAAGAATAAAATAGTATACCGCCCCAAATTGTATCTATTAAACTGATTATTGGACTCCATTTTTTAAAGATTGCTAAATTTGTCGTTTCATAGACACCATAGATAGCAAACCCTAAGAAAAACGCTTCATAAAGGGGTCGTTTTTTTAAAATAATAAAATAATACAAGAGAAAAATTAAAAATACATAACAGAATAATGCGGGAACGAGCGCAAACTCTAAATTACTATGTTGAATATTTCTTATCATAGTAAAAAAATTATTTTTCATTAAATATAAATAGATTGAATCTAGTAATGTAAAAATAAATGTTAATTTCACTATTTCTAAAATCATTCTATAGAGTATAGTTAGAATAAAATTGATATTCTTTTGTTTATATTTTGTTTTAGTATAATAGTATACCAGAACAAAAAAGCATCTATGACTGAGTTGATTTGCAAAAAAACAAAACAAACGGAAACCCTTCTAAACGCATTAAACCAATGTACTATTTCAACAAACAATTATGTATCTTCACAAAAACCATTCTTTTATAATGATGACCATCAAGAATCGTTTCAACAATTTAATACATTATTTACTACCTCGCAAATACAAATACCAGAAGGCTTAAATAAAAATATTAGACTCATCTATGAAATACTAGGTAACCCAAAAAAAGAAATCTACATGAATGTATGGACAATCATGAGTCTTGAAGAAGCATTAAAACGTTATGCGTTTCTTTGTAGTAAAGGACAAACCAATGTGTTTGATATTGGTTATAAATATGCGGGCATGGGGTATATTGATATGGTAAGTTGTGATTTGACAACACACTTATTGTTTTATAGAATGGATGGCGGATCGAATGACTATGATCGAGAAAGTTCCTTAAATGATTTAATCAAACATGGCTCACAGCCCTATACTCAATTTTACTTTAGTGATTGGTTTTATAACAATGGACCAACCCGCAAAGTTAAGTAGTTAAGTATTTAATTTGTCAATTGTAAAAACGATATCGTCATATCGCCCTTTAATATGTCTTAAATCATAAATTTTAATAAATGGTTTTAAATGTTCTGGAACGGCAGCCTTAAGTGTATCAAGCCAATCAAACGATTGAACGTCTTCAATGATTAATATTCCATCAGCAGTCATTATTTGTGAATATAACTTAATAAAGGTTATCATACTTTCTAATGAATGGGGTCCATCGTCTAACATAAAATCACATTTTATGTTTTCATTTAAAAAATTAAGTTTAAAAAAATCTTCATTGTAGGCATCAATGGAAGTGTATAAAACAACTCTCTCATCATTTAATAATTCATCAATTACTCGATCGATTGGAAGTATATCTAATCCATAAATGGTTGCATTTGTAAAAAAATCCCTCCATAACTTTATACTGCCTCCATTTTTAGCACCAAAATCTCCAATTCCCACTTCTAACACTTTTTTGGCGGTTTCTTTTTTTTTCTCTAATAATGTTTGATAAAGAGGCAAATAAGAATGACCAGTATTTTTGTCAGTTAATGAATTATTAACAATTGTATCTAAACTCATATATAAATAATAACTATATAAATATTTATATAGTTTTATATAATTATCTACCAGTCCAAACTTTTATAATTGGTAAATGTTGATACTTGTGAATGTTATTAATACTTAGTTCCCATTCACAATACTTTTGTATATTTCCTAGTAGTGTTTTTTGGGTGCCTTCTTTTTGTAACATGCAAGCAATAATTCTTTCGAATGACTTACGATCTTCTCTACATAATATATAGTCTAATAATTTACTGATATCATATTTATTATTAATGTGAGTTAAATAATCGTGGCTAATAATAGACATACCACCAAAACACCCTTTCCATACTTCTTTGTTATTATAAAAGTTAGTTAATTCTGGATTATCAAGCATAGCTATAATTCTTGATTCCTCTTTGACATTGTCAAAATCATGTTCAAACTCCCATATAAATTTATAGTTGTCTACACTAAAATCTATATAATCGTTTATAAATACAGAATCATGAATTATTACTGCAATATCAAATAGTTTATTATGTAAAAAATAATAATACGGCAATAGTTCCCCTCGTTTTGGATAGTCGCTTTTTATAATGGTTGTATTATACAACGGCTCCTCAGTTATAAAATTATAATCACTATTATCATCAATAATAAGAATGTGATTTTCGGGATAGTATTTTCGAATCGCATTATAACTTTTAATCCAATACTGATTGACTACCTCATTCGTTACATGCCTTAATATTATAAACCCAATTGTATGCGTCGATTGGTTTTGTTTTGTAATCTCATTAAGTTTATAATTGTTGTAATTCATAAGTTGTATTTTTTTCTTAGTATAATTTTCCTTTAATGTATTCAGTTGAATTTTTTGTAGTAGTTTACCTATTGGACTCGTTAAAATCTTGTTATAATTTATAATATAATACTCATTTAATTTAGCTAATTCTAATTTAAATATATTTTTTCTTAACTCTAATAACGTGGTCATTGTTTATATACTATATAGAGTAGAAAATTAAAGAATGTTTTTTACTAGTTATTTTATTTTACCATTTATTTTTTTTAACATTAATTTTTTGTCCATTTCTTCTTACTCCTTTATTTGGGTCATAGACGTCCTCTTCATCATCAGAAACAATATTTCTTGATATTTCCCAAAACTCGCGGGAACCAAGCTTAAAATCTTTATGAGATTCTGCTTTATACCAAAAGATCTGATCTTGTAATTTATTAGATTTAACATTATTGTTAATCACTAAACATTCAAAGTTTTCTGTACACTGATCCATTACTTGACAAAAAGATTCAAAGGTTGGAAACATACCAGCATAATTTTCATAAATTCGTCTCCGATTTGCAATGTAAGGTTCTCTTAATATAAAAACATAATCAATATTTGTTCTTAAGGTTGGCGGAATACCTAAAGGATATTGCATAGTAATAATTAACATAATTTTCCAATGGCGACCATTCATAAAAAGCAAACGCATCATCTTATCTCTCGTCCATCGGTCGTCGAACAAGCAATCATCTAAGATAACAAATGCTCTTGGGTCAATCGTACTTTTTTTATATACTTCCATATCTTTTTTAATTTGTTTTAGAACAGTTTTCTGCCGCTTTAATATATTTTCAATAATAAGTATATTATATTCATCATGAATGAATAATTTTGGAATATGCGAACTATAAAACCCATTTCCAGCTTCCGTCCCTGAGATTACTGTACCAATTGGAATATCTTGATGATAAAATAATAAATCTCTCACTAAAAACGATTTACCAGTGTCACGCCGACCAATAAGAACAATGACCGGACCTTTTGTTTCATCTGGTCTAAAACTAATACTTTTCATATCAAATTTTTTTAATTGTAACGTCATTTATTAATCTTTTAGAAATAAAAATAATAGTATTTACGCTAATTACGCTAATTACGCTAATTACGCTATTTTGCTAGTTTTTAAACTATTAAGTTTAAAAAATAAAAATAAAGTATTTTATTAAGCTAAATGAATATTACCTATAGAAAAGTACAAAATGCTGATTTATTTCAGGAGTTTGAATCAAGTAAGTTAGTAAATGCAAAAAAATGTCAAAATTACATTCCATTGTACAATAATTTTTTTAAATTATCGCAGTCCAATTATAATGGTATTAACTTAAATCATAAATTTCATGTGAATTCGATCACCGAAAAACTTACTGAAAATAAATATAAAGGAACCATTCATGATACTAGCAACCAAACAATTTGTGACACTACCATTTTTATAAAATATGCTCCTTTATTAGACCCATTTAAGTTCTTAGCCGGAAAATACAAAGTTAACACTTTTGAATTACCAACCTTTGAGACTGCTTCAAAGTTTGAAAAACTAGATTGTCCAAATAATGCCGCTTATGTTGATAGTTTTTTCTTATATTTATCAAGTCAATTATTACATTCCAAAGATTTTTTACATGGAGTTAATTTCTATGGTTCTTTTTTAGGAATTAAAAATGAATATAATATTGATATTAGCGATGATTTAGAAATGTTATTTAATAGTGACTTTTTTTATGAAAATAAACATCTCTACAAATTTATTAATAGTGAACATGAATTATTATTTAATGACAAATCAAGAAGAAATAAAAAAGCAATCCTTTTTGAAAAGGATTGTGATGTACCATTAGACATAGAAATTTTGGAGCCGGTCATGGAGCCGACTCTGGACTCAGTCATGGAGCCGACAATGGAGCCAGTCATGGAGCCAGTTATGGAGCCAGTTATGGAGCCAGTCATGGAGCCAGTTATGGAGCCAGTTATAAAAAATAAAAGTATTTGTGTGGAAGAAAGTGGTTCCGATATCTCGTCGCGTTCTTCTAATTCTAATGAGGACGATGATGACGAAGAAGAGGATGATGAAGACAGCGAAGATGAAGATTGCGAGGAGGACGAGGGCGAGGAGGGCGATGAGGATAGCATGTCTGGTTCCTCCGATTGCTCCTCCGATCAAATGAATAATATAATGGTTTCTGTGAAAGAATTTCCAGTAACTATAATAACGATTGAATGTTGCGACAATACATTTGACGATTTATTATTAAATGATAAAATAGATACCCATGAGTTAACTTGTATAGTTCTTCAAATATTAATGATACTTATTACTTATCAAAAATTATTTAAATTTACTCATAATGATCTACATACAAATAATATAATGTATATTAAAACGGAAAAGAAATATTTGTATTATAAATTCAATGAGAGACATTATAAGATTCCAACTTATGGAAAAATTTTTAAGATTATTGATTTTGGAAGAGCCATCTATGAATATAAAGGACAAGTAATGTATAGTGATAGTTTTCATAAAGATGGAGATGCTGCTACCCAATATAATAGTCCTCCCTATTATAATAGCAGTAAACAAATTGTGGAGCCAAACATGAGCTTTGACCTGTGTAGATTAGGATGTTCTATTTATGATTTTATTATTGATAAATATGATGACAAAGAAAAAATGTGTCCAATTCATAAAATCATAATGGATTGGT